CTAAAGCATTCGTTTCATTCATTAACTCATTCGACGTTCCAGAGGAATTCCCTAGATTAGTTGCAATGGACTACGGAATTAGAGACCCGTCTGCATTTATATTTGGGGCTATAGACACTAAACAAGGTATTATCTACATCATTGACGAGATATATCAGAATAATATGAATGCTAAGGGATTAGCTAGGTTCTATAGAGAGAAGGAAGATTTGTATACGGTTAACCCATTTAGGACACCTGTTATGGACGGTCGTTCAATTAACAAGAGAAATGACTTAGATTTACGTACAATAGGGGACTTATTTAGAGACGAAGGTATATATTTCGAAGCGGCACAGATGGACTTAGAAGCAAGACTTACAAGATTAAACGAATTATTTGAATCTTACACTATAAAGATTTTTAAGGACAAATGCCCTAATCTTTATAAGGAGATAACTAACTATAAATTCCCTGACAGGAAGAGTAACGATAAGACGCAAAAAGGCGGAGACAAACCTATGGACAAGAACAACCACGCAGTTAACGCATTGGAGTTCTTAGTTATGGAAGTACCAAAGGATATGACTAATTTAAAAACTAGAGCTTACGATGAGTACGGTAGAATAATTACCTCTTCTACCAAACAAAAGCAATCTAAAGTTCCAGCTGGTTACAATCCTTACGCTCTGCCTACAAACAGAACACAATCAATAGATGAAGTTATAATTGACAATATATTCATAGGAGGAGGAAACGATATACCGTGGTAGATACTGTAATTACTATAGTAATACTGATACTTGTTTTAGCTTTAGTTTGTTTAGAACTGTATCAGATTGAAAAGAAAAACATAATTATTTGTAAACAGGAATATGAGATTGAGAACATTAAACGAGAATCTCTTAAAAAAGATTCCAAGATTGAAGAGATTACTGAGGAGTACACTCTTCTTTACAATGAATACGAAAGGTATAAACAACTAAATCCAGATTCCAAAGGACCGAGACCTACAACTCCATATGATATAGTTAATGAAATTCTAGGAGGCAAAGATGAAATGGAATAAAGAATTCGAGGATAGATTAGGTTACGAATCAGAGAAACTGATGGACCTGTTTGAATACTTTAGTTCAGAACGATTGCCGTACGAAAGATTGTGGAAGTTGTTAGATGCTTACGATTCAGGAGAGTTCTGGGCACACGTTGCTAAGGTTATGCCTCAGTACACTATACGTCCAGATACAAACTGGATTAGTTACGTAAAAGACTCGTATGTTAATTCATTATACGTTGGTTCGTATAGAGGTGACGTTTTCTGTAGAAAATACAGAGACGAACAAACTACGTTAATGATTAATGAGTTCTTAGAATACATATTTAATAAAACTAAAATTAAAGACGTTCAACTAGAAGCAGGTGAGAGAGCTGCACTATTGAACTTCGGAGCTACTGAAATAGGATGGAATGCCGATATAATCGACGGACCTGGGGATGAATTGTACCACGGTGAAGTCGAAGCTAAGCACATAGATAATATGAGTTTATTCCTAGACCCTTCGTCAGTAGACTATAAAAAAGGTAGAGCAATCTTTATTGCTGAGGAACTTTCTATTGTAGAACTAGGAAGAGAACCTAGATTCAAAGAAAGAATTAAGGAATGGAACGAAAAGATGAAAAACAAAGAAGGTGAGTTCTATTCCAAATTCTCACAAAGAGAAGTAGGTAAAGGTTACTACGGTCAAAGAGCTAGAACAAACAAAGACCAAACACTTAGATTACTTACTTGCTACTACAAACACTTTAACGCTGAAACAGGCGTTACGAGACTAGATAAAGTATGGATCTTAGAGGACGGCTATATTCTTAACATTCAAGTTGGTATCAAGCCAGATGTGTTTCCTATTGTCTTACTATATTCTAGCCGTCCTGTCAAAGATCCTTATGGTACTCCAGTTACCAAGAAGATTCTTAACAATGCTATGACGGTTAATATTCTAGACAGTATAGACGCAACTCTATTATATAAATCTTTAAACAGACCTAAAGTCATTAGTAGACGTTCAGGTCTAAATGAAACTCTGTTCTCTAAAATGGGTAATGACCCTAATAAGTTATGGGTTGTAGACGGAGACCCTAACAATGTCGTTAGATATATAGACCAACCTGAAATTAAAGCTGACAGACTATTGCTTTTAAAACAAAGACTTGAAGCTAACATTATGAGGATTGCGTTTATCGACGATACTTACAACGGTGCAGATACTAACAGTATTCAAACTACTGGTGGTATGGATATGTTGAATCAACGTCTTACAATGCGAGATAACACTAGGGTAGCATTATTACAACAATACATCTATGATATTACAGAATATATTATGATGATGTATCTAGAGAACGGTAACAAACGTAAAGTACCTATCTATGATAAGTACAATGAAGTAAAGGATATGGTTGTGTTAGATTTTGAACAAATGAAGAAAGACAATCTTAAGTTTGACTTTACTTGTGATATCACACCTAACTTACCTAATAATATCCAAAGACGTGCAGAAGTAGCAAATATGCTTATGGAAAAGCAAATGCAATATAATTTCCAACCTCAATTAATTTCAGCAGAGGAATGGTTAGCTACACAAGACTTCCCTCAAAAATACAAGATGCTACAACGTATTAGAGCTGAAAGAATGAGAGACGATAAACAAGATTTAGAAGCTGATTTAGTTAACTACGCTGGTTTAGTCGAACAAGGTATGAGACCTGAAGCTGCTATTAACCAATTAGTTTCTGAAAAACAATTTAAACGAGATAATCCAGAGTTTGCTTTAGGCAACACTCAAGCAAGACAACAAGGATAATAGGTGCCAACTAACTTAAAGTTGAGATTAAACATCTTATAGAGTCGTGGACTATAAGACTTGAAAGGAGACCACAGATGAACTCAAATCAAAACCCAACTATTGAAGATCAATTAAAGGATGCTTTAGGTCTTCAAACAGAGCCTGAGACAGGGAATGAACCAGCTACCGACCCAGCACCGAGCTCAACTGAGCCAGCAACTGACCCAGAACCACAACCTCAAGCTCCACAAGATAACGCAACAATTAAACAAATGCGTGAACAAATTAAAGCTACTAAAGCTAATGAATCTAAGTACAAAGCTTTATTAGACAGAATAGCTACGGCTAACGGTACTACAGTTGAAGAATTAGAAGCAAAACTTCAAGCTCAAGAAGACAAGAAAATTGCTGAACAAAAGAACATTCCAGTGGAAGTTCAAGCTAGTATGCGAGAACAAAGTGAAAGAATCCGTGCTCTTGAAGAACAACTAGCTGCTCAAACATTCAACGCTAAAGCAAATTCATTAATGGCTAAGTATTCTCTTAGTCCAGACCAATTCTTAGAATTTGCAAATACCGCTATTCAAAACGGTTTCGACATTAAGAACCCTAACTTGAATATGGAAATGCTTTACAAATCTATTAACTACGATAACTTAGTTAATTCTGCGAAGGCTGCAGAGAGACAAGCTGTCTTAGCTGAGATTGAAAAGCAAAAGCAAGGTACTAATACAACTAATACAGTACAAGCTCCACCAGCTAAACAAACTACTCCGTCTAATAACAATGTTACTGCAGATGATCAAAAGAAATTCATGGAAGATTTATTAGCTGCATTTAAATAAAATTTAGAAAAGGAGAAATAAAACAATGCCTCAACACAATATGTTTAATGAAGTTCAAGGCTCTACCAATTTGAGAAACCTTGCTAACTTACAAGATATTAACAGTATTTCAGAAAAAGCTAACGGTTTGTTAGCTAGTATTACAGACGATAAGAAACGTGAACGTTACATCGAGTACTTCTATGATAAACTATTATTAGACACTATCACTTTAGGTGCTGAACACAACGTTTATGTTAAATATTGTGAAACAAAAACAGTTCCTCAAGGAAATGAAAAATATTTAATTCGTAGATGGGGCGGATTAACAGAACACACATTCCCATTACCAGAAGGTATTCCACCAAAATCAGACCGTATGGCAAGTGAATCTTTCACAGGTACATTCTGCTCTTACGGACGTTATATGGAATTCACTGACAGAGTTGACTTTATGTTAATCGACCCAGTTATCGCACACTACACTATGGAATTAGGTGATACTGCTGTACGTTTAGCTGAAAGATTAGTACGTGAAGAAATGATTAACAATGCTGGTGAAATTTATCCAGAAGGCAAATCATTCGATACATTAATTATTGGTGATAATATCGGTATCGCTGATTACCGTTTACAAGCTTTAAAATTCAAACGTATCTTAGTTAAACCATTAGCTAG